GTTGGCGTTGGACCAAAACTGATCGGACCTAATGTTGGCGTTGGACCAAAACTGATCGGACCTAATGTTGGCGTTGGACCAAAACTGATCGGCCCTAATGTTGGCGTTGGACCAAAACTGATCGGCCCTAATGTTGGCGTTGGACCAAAACTGATCGTCGATGGCAAGCTCACCGGACCAAAGCTAATCGTCGATGGCAAGCTCACCGGGCCAAAGTTGATCGTCGATGGAATGGATACAGGACCAAAGTTGATCGTCGATGGAATGGATACAGGACCAAAGTTAATCAAAGTCGGCACAGATATTGGTCCGAAGTTAATTAGGGTCGGCACAGATACTGGTCCGAAGTTAATTAGGGTCGGCACAGATACTGGTCCGAAGCTAATCAGGGTCGGGACAGATACAGGTCCGAAGTTAATTAGGGTCGGGATGCTTACAGGTCCGAAGTTAATTAGGGTCGGGATGCTTACTGGTCCGAAGTTAATCAAAGTCGGCACAGATATTGGTCCGAAGTTAATTAGGGTCGGCACAGATACTGGTCCGAAGTTAATTAGGGTCGGCACAGATACTGGTCCGAAGCTAATCAGGGTCGGGACAGATACAGGTCCGAAGTTAATTAGGGTCGGGATGCTTACAGGTCCGAAGTTAATTAGGGTCGGGATGCTTACTGGTCCGAAGTTAATCAAAGTCGGCACAGATACAGGACCGAAGTTAATTAGGGTCGGGATGCTTACTGGTCCGAAGTTAATTAGGGTCGGGATGCTTACTGGTCCGAAACTAATCAAAGTCGGAATGCTTACTGGCCCGAAGCTAATCAAAGTCGGGATATTCACTGGCCCGAAGCTAATCAAAGTCGGGATATTCACTGACGTAATTGTGATAAGCGTAGGCAAATCAATAGGCGTAATCTCAATCAGCGACGGCAAGCTAAATGGCGTCACAATTTCAATAATTGACGGTAAATTGATTGGCGGCTCAATAACAATAACTGATGGTATGTTGATTGATCCAATAGGCCCAATGTCCAAGCATGGAAATACAATGGGCGGTGGCGTCACAATGTTGGATGGCGTTGGTGGAATCGGTGGGTTGAAAGGCGGTATATTCGGGATCGTTGGAATTTTGATCTCAAATGTTGTTGGGTTGTTCTGAGGAGGAGGCTCAGTAGCAACCGTTCTTTCAACTGGCGATTGTACTATGGTACATTTTGAATTGGCAATTGTGATAATTGGATCAATTGCTGCATTTGGAGCATAACGGTGTGTGCCTCTTGTTGAGGTCGTCGTGAATTCTCCATCTCCAAAGTCTAATCTATAGCTGGTAAATACACCATCAATAACGATGGTGTATCGAGCCACAATACCCGTAGCTGGGTCGTCGCTAACGATGTAAAAGTCAAATGACACGTCTGGACAACTAAAATCATCAAATATCACCGGAAGCTGTTGCAGGTGGCGAATGCGCCAATCCAATGTTGCTTGTTCTTCTGTGAAGTTGGCTCCGACAAAATCTTCAATTTTTACGATGGCATCAACAATTTGATTGTGATGTTCTGCGATAACAAAGCCTCGAACTTCTGATCCTGTTCGATTATGCTTTGTATGAGTTCCTCCAATGTTGCGAGCGCATCGCTTTAATTTGTTTATTTTTCCATAAATGTTATACCCAACGTCGTCATAGTAAAACAATTCTCCTTCAATATTGGCAAACCCATTGGTTGCCCACAACTCATCTTTGTCCGGGGCTATGGGCTTAATGGCAATTTCAGCCGCCCAAGGCGCATTGTCCTCGGTCGTGATGGTTTCGCTGGTGTTGTAGACCAAAAACAGCGTATAATCACTATCATAGTTTTTCGGATAAACGGGTGTAGGAGGAAAGTAGTTTGCCACGATGGTCCTTATTCCTTGCGGTATTGCTTCATGTATTTAGCCTTGATTTTCAAAAGATCGACATTTGCCACTGTGTCCCCGCTGGACGTGACGTAACCCCACTAAATGTGGTGTCTGATTCATTGAATTTAATGAATGCCTTGGGGCTGTAATCAAAACTCAAATATGCCGTTCGATCTCCATCTGAAGCCGCTAGAAATGTTTGATTTGGATTGTCAAAACCAACAACATCTGTATCTTGTAGCAATCGGAAAGACGCCGAGTTAGAACCTGGACCGCCAGTTGCCCAAATGCCACTTGTTGGGTTATAAGCCGCCACAGCACCAGAATTGCTAAAGAAATACACGCCTTGGCTTAAAGACAATAATTGTCCCTCTACTTTGGCAGAGCCGATCATATCGGGTAATTTTCTGATGTCTTGAAATGGTTCCGCTGAATTTCCACTGGTTTTGTAAAAGCTCTTGATTCTGAAGAAGTCTCCGACACCTTCGTTTCGTAGGAAAAATCCTGTTTCTCCATGCCAAGTTGAACGATAAACGCTCATGTGTCCTTCATTTGGATTGCCAGAAATGTCATATGTCACTTCATTATTTGCCAATTCATCAGCACCGTTTTTATAATTGGCATTTGCTAGTGTTGAAGAAGAAACAGAAAGATCATTTAACAACATTCTGTTTTTGACTTGATTGGTCGGAGAAGAATTTGGAGCAATAGCTCCGGTCACTCCACCTAAAAAGAAATAAAGGCTGTCAGATGATGCAAAACTAACCCAATTCCAAGGACGTGAAATTGATGGTCGAGATGTGTATGTTCCAACAAATCCACTGTATTCAGACATTAGAATTTCTTCAGTTGTTGGACTGTCAACATTACTTCTGCCGCTGGCCCAATACAACAATCCAACACCACCTGCTCCTGATCCTGCTGAACCTCTTTGTGCAAATCCGTTGTTCCTGTGAAACTCACGTTTTTGTTGCATTTCGTTTGGTTGTCCGTCTAAGAATGAATCATCAACTCCAAGCGTTAGGCTTCCAGCATCCTTTGTTTTGAATGTTTCGCTTATCAAACCAAATTCAGAAGACGAAACTGAATTTGTATTGTTGTATGTCCACAACCACAAATTAACTTTTTCAACAATGTCGAAAGTGTCTTGATAACTTGTAATGCGATAGGCACCAAATTTTGTATCGACACGAAGGTTTAAGTCGTAAACCCCGCCAACACTGAATACTGCTCTGGCACTCGGAGAATTACTGTGTGCCAAGTCGTCTGATAAAGACCATGTGTAATCTTGAATGGGGTCAATTGGGGTATTGGTTCCATCTACAGCTTCGCCACCATAGGTTCTTCCTGTGTAGGAATTTATTCCAGAAGAGATGGACATATCTACGATGTTGTTTGTTGCTGTTCTAATTTTTGGCGGTGTGATGTATGGGCCACCGGCTGGCAATCCAGCAGTCACAATTTGACCCGCTCTTTGAGTGAAATTGATTACTGCATAGTCCGATGCTGGAAAACGAGCAGTGATAATATCGTCAAAAGTAACGCTGTCTGAGCCGAAACCATTCGTAACTGTGAGGGTGACAGTATAAATGCCCGGTCTTGTATATGTCTTTTTGATTGTGCCGCCGTCAGAATCCTTTACCAACACATCACTTATGTTAGATGGAACTTCTGTATCTTCATTTATGGTGATAATAGATGGTCCACTATTGTCTCCAAAATCCCACAAGTGTTCAATTGGATGTGATGTCCCATCGCCTCCCAATCGAAAACTTTGATCTTCAAACTCCACAGTCAGTGGGGCAAGTCCAATTGTTTTGTCAACTCTAAACCACGCCTTCGGTGCCAAAGCTAATTTGCGAAGATAGTTGATTCTTTGTTCCATTGTTCCTTCCAATGGGCGCAGAGCCACTTCTCCTTTTCTGCCTGCGAACTGCTCGATAGCAATCAAAGCATCTTTAAGGGAATTGTGATGAACCGACATGACGTTTTGTGTCACGTCGGTCAAGTTTTTTGGTTTTGCTACATCTACAAACCCTGGCAATAATTCCAGTTGACTAAAAGTCGTTAATGATCGAGAACCATAGTAAAAAGAAATTGCCCTATACTCAGGTTCGCTGCACTGCTCAGTGAGGGTGATAATGCCAGTAGCATTAAATGCTCGCATTGTAGATTCGTCACCAAGCACAGTGATTGAAGTATCACCAGGGTTGTAATCTTCGATCAAACGGACTCTCAGCGAGTCATGAACTTGATATAAGTTCTGATTCGTATCAATCGTTATCGGATATGTAGAGGCTACTGGTATTGTCATTATGTCACCGTAATTTTGTCTTTTAAGAATGCTCTTTGCAGTCTTTGACTCTCAAACAAGATTAACAAAGAAGGCTCGTAGTCTCCAGGATTGTCATATGTAAAGGTAGTTGTGTGGATATTGGGATCGTATTCTGGAATGCTCTGGGTTGGCACGTCTTCGTTATTGTGTTTGCCCGGCCCATCGAAAATCCAATATCTTTGAACAATATCTCCATCTGTTTGATCCACATATGTAAATACAGTCGGATCAACATTCAGCGCCGTCGCAGTCTGAACTGAATATCCCTGGTTTGGCGTCACATAGAAAAATGGCTGTTTTTCTTCTTGTGACACCGTGATATAGTTAGTCTTTGTAATGACGCCCTGCGCACCCAAGGATGTAATAACATTCAATTTGACTGTGTATGTGCCGTCCTTCTGGAAAGTATGAGTCGGCGACTTCTCAATTGATGTTGTTCCATCTCCGAAATCCCACAAATATCGAATCAGTGGTCCCGTGCTGAAATTCTGAAATCTGACCTTTAATGGCGGTGCGCCCCTAAAGGGATATGCACGAAACAAAGGACGGGGAGCCAAGAACCTGTTTTCTTGAGATTTCAGAATTCCGTTCAATGATAAAGGGTCCGGCAAATCTACCGTCCCTAAGTCACGTTCAATTTGAATAATTGCATCTTTTGTCGCATTGTGATGCTCTGCGAACACGGCATTGGTTACATAACTGCTTACAGGCCAAGGGTTTTGACGTGACCCGGCAAAACCTCGAATGAGGTTCCGAAATACTCCAGCCGTTTTTGTTTCATAATATATCATCTCCGCCGCTCCCGGTTTTCCCGGTGGCGGGCCGACTCTCAATATTCCACTATCTGGAAACAAACTATTGTCTTCCACGATGATGTATTTGCCAGCATAAGTGAGACTTTGCTTTAATTTCGTCTCACAATTGTTGCTTGCCTGATATAACTGGAATTTCGAGTCTTTTGCTTGCGGGAATAACGACAGTGATCCAGTCGTATATCCTGTATCGGTAGACGCAACTCTTGTGACGGCCATTAGCTCTCCTTATTTTTTTCCTCTTGTTTGCTCTCGATTGCTTCGATATGCTGCATCGTTGATTTCAATTGATGAACCATATTGGCATGTCGTAATTCGAGCGTCCCAAGAGCTTGTTTTTTGATGGGCATGTCATCTGGCAAAGCAACAATGGTTTCTACCAGTTCGGTATCTAGTTGGTTTTGGGTTAACATCTTGAGGTTAAGTTTCTGTGCCAGTCGTTCTCCCCAATATTGTTTTTGGGAATCAACGTCATCAAAGTGTTTCAGAGGCTCAATCCTCAGAAGGGATTTGAATGTTTCTAGGAAGAATCGGGATTCCTCCTCCAGCCATTTTTTACGGTCGGCAAGTTGTAGTAGGTTCGCCTGAGCAGCCTTCTTCTGTCTCTCGATCTGTCTAACTCTAATGTCGCTCTCCCGCTGGGTGAGATTGTCGGCTTGTGGACGTGCAGCATCAATCTTTTCGATAGAAATATCTAGTAGCTCCAGTTTGTCTTTTGAGTCTTCTAGTTCGAGTTCAATAGCCTCTAAAGACTCTCTGCGAGACTTCAACTCCCTGAGACATTGCCACATTTTTGACTGTACAGTAGGTTCTTTGCCTATTACAAAGTATTTGAGTTGGAAATAACTGTGCCTTTGTGCTACTTCGTACTTTAAGGCTTCGTCTATTTCTGAGATCAATTTGTTGTTGTTTTCGATTGACATATCGGCTCCTTTTTTGTAAGCTGATATAGTAGAGTTAATTCTTTCTCAAAGGTGGTTACAAATGGGCTTTCTTAAAAATCAAAAGCTGTATCTGTCTGGTCCTATTGAATATGATGTCAGTGTAAACTGGCGAGATAATCCAAAAAAAATATTAGTCGAAGAATTCGACATCAATGTTTTTGATCCCTTTGCGGACCCTAAACAGCAATGGGTTGCAACGCTGAAGGAGGCTCAAAAAAACAAAGACCATGACACTATAGTTCGGATTTGCAAATCATTCGTTCGCAAAGACTTGTGCATGGTGGATAGAGCTGATTTTACAATCGCTTATGTGCCACATAAGGTTCCAACAACTGGAACTACACACGAGATTATAAATAGCAATAATGCTAAAAAACCAACATTATTAGTCACAGACTCTCCAGATATTACTTATATACCTTTGTGGTATTTTGGTTTCATCCCAACAGAATTCATGTTCGCTGGGTGGGACAGTTTATTCGTCTATCTTAGAGAAGTAAATGAAGGCAGGCATCGCCACAATGATCGTTGGAGTTACATATACGGAGAAGTTTAATGGCTTACCAAAAACGCTCACTGCCAATTGAACTCTTTCTTTGAAGAATTTCCTGCGTTGAAGATGTCTTCGATTGCAGACCTGTTGGCTTAATTTAGCAAATTTTGCTGCCTGCGATGGCTTTGAACTTAACGCCTTTATCAATGGCTCTCAAGGCCCAGAGGATTTTTATCTCTTCAAATGTGCCTTCGTTGCTCATTTCGCCGACTTCGTTCCAGGTCTTTTTGTTAATGAAAAGACCATTTAGAGTGGCGTCTACAAAATTGCATTTGTTGTCTGATATTGGGAATAAGATGTCTTTTTCACTTTCTGTGAAATAAGAAAATCTCTCATCCATCTTCCACCTAACAGTAGCACCAGCACAAACAATGAAGTTCCAATCTGCTGGCGCATGTTTCATTCCAACATTGATGAGAGATGAAAATGTCGATTTACCCTTGTAGGTCGGGCAAATGGATTTCATTTCTTTCATGTCGGCTGCGGTTGCGGAATCATCGGTGGCACATATTGTAGGCAGGTCAGGATGACGACATTGAATAGATTTCATTGTGGATTTCAACAATCCAACAGTGTGTTCCGGGCAGAGTATCACAAAACCACATTTAAGATCTTTGTGGCTATACATTTTCAAATTGATTCTCCTAATGGAGATTAGGTCAAGGCTTGATCGAAGTCGATTTGGATGATATCTAAATCTGTAATTGGATTACTGAGAGTGAATCGACCAGTGGAAACGTCAGGAGTAAAGGAGTTCAAACTCCATCCCAAAACATCACTGTTTGGGTAGTAGACGCTTTGGTTGCGATTCAATCTAACTCCATTGACATACACACGAAGACTGCCTTCAATGAATGTGTTGCTCGGAGAAGCTGTTGACGTAATCTTGAAGAGTTTGTAGTCGATTAGATCGTCTGTCGGTATCATTACCGGCTCCAGATCATAATAGTGTCGATGAGCAAAATCAGTCGAGATTGTAAGTACAGCCTTGACTTTGTTTGGTGCTTCAATTTCCCAATTAACACTTTCTGAAGCCAAAAACTCTATTGTGCCTTCTTCAAAAAGAACAATATTTGAGATCGTCTCAAATGACATTGCCAAATTTGTTGCTTCGTTAGCAATTAACGCTAATTTGTCTCGCTCTGACGAAAGCATTCTGACGAATGGCACAGGGTTCGTTAAGGTGGGGAACCCAAGAGCGACATAATCTGCTAATTCTGGACCCGATACGGTCTTAGAGCCATCTGTATGCTCTGCAATATTGTGAGCAGCTTGATCGACAGCATCAGGAATCAAATTTCCATCTTCATCAATGGATTGAGCCAAGCGATTGGACAATGTTCCTTGTGTACCTGCGGTGTCACGCAAGATCGCCGCATGGACATCGACTTCGCCGTTGATGATTAAATCTCTGTCTGCCAGAGTCTTCAACGGCAAATTGTCATATTCCCAATGATATGGTTGATCTGCTGTATATTGCGGTACTGGTAATTGGCTTAAATCTGGCATGGCTCTCCTTGATTATCGTATCTATTGCTTAAACGTCCAAAATCCAGCCTTCAGCCTCAATGCGTTCCACTTCTTTTTGGAATGTTGCATCATCGTAAATGTATCGTGGAAAGCCGTCATCAATCGAAGCAATCACTGTTCCAACCACTGGAGCATAGTTTGTTGAAAACTGTGAAATTCCCGTATCAACAACAATCGTATAACTGCTACTTGTTTCGCAAGTGTCCATAGTTACCGTATAGTTCATTGTGTAGAGAACATAGTTGTTGAAAATATTCTCAATGGTTTTGTCTACCGTTTTCTTCTCTGCTCTTTCTAGCCAAAAATTCTTCATTTGAAACCTCAATTCTTTTTCTATTTATGATATTATACATGCTGTATGCAAAAAACATGAAATTTGCAAATATTAAACGAAACTTAAACGCCAATTGAAGGTGATCTGCATTTGAGCAGTCTTGGTCAAGTCAGGGAACGTCACCATGCTGTATAAATTTCCTGTGGCCAATTTGAGTGCCATTTCATTAAGAACAGCACCATTGGCTTCCGAGAAAGCAATGACAGATGTGAAAATTACTTGTGAGGGTATGTTTGGGTCAACTGAAGCAATAACTGGTTTGCTGGCTTGAGTAATGCCAAACAATCCATTTCGACTGGTCGCCACAAATTTAGTGGAACCATCTGCCGTGCCTCCGTCTCCGAACAACATTCGATTGACGTAGAAGTTGAATCCATCTCCAACGTCACGGGCTAGACAAGAAGCCAATGCTTCTCGCCCTCTCGTTAAGATGGTGTTTTGAAATTCAACGATCTTTCGTTCGCCGGACTCATAATCAATTATAACTTGGACGAACCCGCAAGGTTTCAGCCCCTCAGTAATTTCTATCATATTGCTCCTTGTTCGGTCGTACCGTCATCATATTCAATGCTAAAGGTGATCCCTTCAGTTTGTTGAACGAATTCGTTAATTTGATTCCCGTCAGGCAGACTCAGTCCAGTTACCGTCCCGTCTTGATCCACTCGATCAATCACAGAGCGTCCAGCCCGATCTAATGTACGGAAAGTATGTGGAGGTAAATCGAACTGCTGTCCATCCACAGTTGCACCGTTTTTTGTGTATTTGTAAATAGTCACATTCACAGAAGTTCCACCCATGCTTAATGTCTCCCACCAGTAAGGATCGCCAGCCAATGTAATGGTTGTATTGCCCGGTGGGTTGTTGCCATCAATCTGTTCCATGAAGTAGCTATCAGACCCAATTGTGACAATGAAATTTTCTCTAAAGTCATTGTTTTCAATACCTTCGTCCACAACAACAAGAGAGTTAACCCCATTTTGGATTCCTAGACTTGACTCTAAATTGCCAGTCATTTCGAGCTTCAATCCTCGATAATGTATGTATCCAACTTGTTTTTCAGCCACCTTCTGATTTACACGCAAGTTGGTGTTGTTGATGTCGCCCCGATTATTTCCCATATTATCTTGGTATTTTTCAACATAGTATTGATCTGTCGTGCCATCCACAAATCCAATAATTGGAAATTCCTCCAGGTTGATTTTCTGGAATGTATTGTCTAAACGAATTGCGTTGCTGATTGGCAATACCGTGCCGCTTAAAGCAGTCACTCGACCACGTTTGGTTACGTCAAATTGCCCTACAACACTCGTGACGACTGTTGTTACATTGCGAATCAAGCTATACCCTACATTAGAGGCGTTGTTGCTTGGCAACGTACCATCATTCGTCAAAACCAAACTTCCATCTGGTCGTATGTCGTTTATAACATATGGAATGGCACTGTAAGTGGGAATCAATACCTTCCAAGCACTCAAGGCCGTTCCTTGAGTGACATCAAAGGTAGACTCGGCACCCAACAATCCAAAATTTTGAGTTGCATCTGAAAGAACAAAGATGTTATCTTGAGCAATGTTGCACAAAGTTCCATCTAAGACCAAATTGTCAATATCGAATGTAAATGCTTGATTGATGAAAGTAGAATTGACAATTCCTGATATTGATGTTGCATTCCCTCTTGGATTGTCTACCACATAGCTTCCAGCCACCACAGATGGCGCAAAGGCAGTCAATGTCGCACTTCCATCCAAAGCCATTCCAATTCGATCAAGTTGCAAATCAGGACAGAATAATACAACTTCATCGTTGTAGGCTGTTCCTGTAGTTGAAGCTACGACAGTTGTTCTGTTTGCCAATTCATCTCGGCGAATACCTCTAGTTTCTACCAGTCGCATAATTCGATTGAAATACTGTTGTCCTTCGCCCGCCAAAACAAATTCGCCACCTTCCATAGAAATAAGAGCCTCAACTTCTTCAAGCGGCGATTCAACGAATTCGTTTATGCCGCCTATGAAATTGAAAGTGTGTAACACGGCATGAAACGGCGTGAATTCTCTAAGCACTTCTTTAGCTTCAAGAATTCGGTCATCTGACAGGTTCTCTATTTCTAAATCAATGTTATAGCTGCTGCTTATGCAGGCCGTACAAGGATCAACAAATGTTCGATCAATATCGCAAGGATTTTTTGAGTTGCGAATACTGCCGTTGTACTCTTCCATGTTGTAGATATTTTCACTGTACGGGAATTCAGTTCGTACTTTTCCATACACCAAAAACTCATGGTAAGGGTGACGAGTTGGAATTACCAAATCAAACATTGAATCGTTTTCTGGAATGACTCGAACATTCCAATTCTTCAATGGATAAACCTGATCTCTTTCGTCTCTTTGATCCATCAAGGGCAATGATCTAACATAGTTTTCTATTGCCTGTGTGGTGGGGTCTGGAATCTCAGCGTATTTGTACAATACTCTAATCTCATCGCCTTCTACAAGGTCGATAGGTTCGATTGACAACCCACTGCCAGCCCAGGTAAAATATGTAATTCCATCACTTGTTAGGAATTCAACATAATCTGAACTCAAAGGAAGCCAAGTTAAATTGCCTGCTGGTCTTAACCACAATTCAAAATTGTCATAGTCAATAGGCAAAGCCGCTTTTTCAAGTTCAAAACTATCGCTCAGTCCATCAAACTTGATAACTTGTTGCCATGTGTAAGATGAAGTGACTTCCCAAAGCTGTGTCAGGCCCATCATGGTAATGGCCGCATGTTCCAACGCTTCAGTCAATCCTTTCTTGGTTCCTTTCATCTTGTACAAAGGAATAGCACGCTTAATTTGACCACGCCAACGAGTAGGGTCATCGGTCTTCAGTTTTAGATCAAATAAATTAGACAGATATGGAATCAATGCCTCGTGGATTGAGTTGGCGTCTTGAAGATCAACAATCTGATTGCCTAAATCTTCCAGGGCGTTGAACCCCAGGGCAACAGATTTGTTGAATTTATCCAATACATCTGGTGTGCGATCATTTTCTGAAATGACCATTTTGAACATATCTGGCGTGTATCGCTCAAGCAGTGTCGTGTACTTGTCTGGGTTGGTAAAGTGCGATGGAATGCTGGTTGTAGTTTGCGTGTCACCTTTCAATGTGAATCGCATATGAGCCGACAAGCTATCTCCGGCAATTAGCGGCGTCCATGTCCAACAAATAAAGTAATCACCTTCACGCATACCTTGTGGTTGCCATGTGTAGGTGTATTGTGCAAAAGTCCCATCAACTAAATCTACAAAAGTATTAGCCAAATCAGTTGAAAGCCACGCTGGAAAACGGTCGTTGCCTACGATATGAACTGGAGATGCCTCATTAAAGAAGAAAGGAGAAACAGTCACATTGCTTTCCGCAATTGCTCTTAGTCTTTTTGCTTCCGCAATGTTTGCATCATTTGGCGTAGCGCAAGCTGTGGCTTCTGCAACTTCAGCGGCTTTAAGTTTTGTTAAATCATACGTCTTGTTTTGATATTCATTCAAATTGCCGCTTGTGAAGTCACGTTCTACATAATAGATGACAAGACGATTGACTTTGTAAGGATTAGACGTGAAACAGCCTTGGGCATCCGGTGTATTCAAAGTGAATACAATGGTATCCGAAATCGACGGGTTGTCGTTTATTGTGAGTATCGCCACAACCTTCTCCTTATTCGTATGTGAATGTAATATCCGTGGTGTCAGGCCGGATGATTTCATAGAACTTAGTTGTTACGTTGTCACCACCGTTTTCGGCATCGTTCGTAACGAAGTTCACTTCAAATCTCTGAATCTCTCTAAGGTCAGAAAGAGACTTAACCATATCTGAGTCACGCAGGGTTTGGCCATATTCCCAATTATTTAACGCAAAGAAAGCATCAAGCCTTCTTTGAATTTTGATTCTCAATTCGTCTTCAAACTTTCGATAAAAACGATCAAGCACAACATCAAGACCTGTATCTACTACCACTACTTGTCCGTCACGAATACAGACGTGATCTGTGAACATTTTCAAAGAGTCTATGTAGTTCTCTAATTCTACCTTCAGTTCATTACTTGCTTCTTGTAACTTGTCGTTTCCGTTCAATGCTAAAACGTACAAGTCGATGATGTTTCCAGAACAACCATAGTTTCTTAATACTGCTGTAGATTTACCAATTTGACCTTGATAAGCAGTAGCAAATTGGTCTGTCAGCGTTTTGTAATCTAATCCGGTTACTGCTCGATTTTGCACTCTCACCCAAGCTGGCAACTTGTTTCGTATATCTTCAATTGTGTCTCCATCATAACCAAATTCGCCCTTGGTGTAATTTCTTAAACCAACAGGCACACTGAAGGAGAGTCCTGGAACATTGATGATCGTCTGTTTTTCGATGGTTCCACTAACTACGTTTCCAATCGAACCGCCGCCTTTGCGACAAGTAATCGAAATCTTGCTTCCCTGAGAAGGAATCAAACCGGCTCGATTGTTTCCGAAAATAACAAATGCCCGATAAGTGGAATCAAACTCCAAGCGGTATTCTCGTCTTGGTTGAGAATCTGTAAAATAATCAACTTCTGTCCACAGAACCCCATCAACCTCAACTCTGACTGAATCGTAGATTACGGGAGATTCTTCCAACGTAATGGTTTGAGCTACAGTTCCATTGCCATTTGTTTGCAATAATCTGGTAATACCTTCCAGACCAACAATACTGGCGTTTACGACACCACCGGCAGGAATCAATATATCTTGATTGAAGATGGGGTTATTGTCGGCATCGGCTGGAAACAATTCAATTGACAACTGTTTGTTACCAGTGCTGACTTTCAAATCAAATGGAGCAGGAATAACCACATCTGTCAAAACCGGATTATTCAAAGTTGCGGTCCACAATGTTCTGGCCGCAATGGGTGGTTGAGGCTTAAATCCAACTAATTTTGCCAACCGAAATGCGTTCTCTGCCTCCGTAACGGTGTCGATGAAAACTTCATTCGCAATCTGGTCCATTTTGAACGACAAGGTGTCGGCTAAAAATGCCCAATTTTCAATAAGCATTAAAGCAAGCGACGACTCTACAAAGTCTGAAAATTCCTTATCAAACTTTTGTCTTGTGAACTCAATCAGGCGGGTTTTCATCGACCAAAAATCTTGATTTGTATAATTCAAATTGAAGATATTCGGAGTCGTGATAATCTGCGACTGAGTGTATGGTGTAATATCAAACGGACAGTTGTTGGTCGCCATTATGTTCCCCCTAGTGGTACTTCTAGCAGTAATTCTTGCACTTCTTTGATGTTTTGTGGGTCAACGAAGATGATTCGGATGAACAAAATGTGTTCAAGGTCTTGTTTGCCCTCTGCCTTATTCAAGGACTTGTCATCAACCTTCGAGCTAACTTCAATGTTTCTGACTGAAATCCTTGGCTCCCACTTCTTAATTGAGTTGATTATCATGTTTTTTGCTTGAAGTCTTAATGCAGAATCATTAGGTTCAAAAATCAACTTGCGCAATGGAGTGCCAAAAGTCGGGTTCATCACCCGCTCGCCAGGGTTGGTCAACAAAAGAACCAACATATCTGATTTAATTTGGTCGATCCCATCCTGAGAATACAGAAATCCCCTTGCATTCTTGATGATTGGATATGGCACACCAAGGAATATTCTCATTTATTCTCCATTAGCACGCTGGACATTTCATGAACGGTGCCAACTGGAAGATTGACAATTGCTGCGCTTTTCCAGATGTACTGGCAAACACACGATCACTAATCCTCACACAGCCAGTACAGAAGTCGTAAACAATAACGGCTCCAAAGCACGGGTCTTCACCACCACAACCGCCACCACAATCTACTCCACTGCCGCAATCCTGTCCTGCCAATAACAATATGACTTCTTTGGCATAAAACAGATGTAGTTTATCGGTGATGTTGAGGTATACGTCTTTTGTATATACGAGGTTGGTCCTGGTTACTATTTCCATCAAATCTGATGGATTTTTCTCTTCATCTCCGACAATAGTAATGTGATTGTCATAAGTTGAAACGATGTAGTTTCCACCTACTCGCAAAAACACAAGTCCAGGTCCAGATGGGGCTTCTTGATACCTGTGAATATGCGGGCCACGTTCTTCATTGTCTTTCTGAGGACAGAATATCTGAATGTATTGTTGTTCAGTATTTTCTTGATTATGGTCGTCGTTGTATGACATTTCCAGACCATATCCTGTGCGAATTCTAACAAAGGCTTTCTTTGCCTTTGGAATCGGCACACCACCTTCCATTCGACATGGAGCGCATTGTTCGTTTGTTTCATCCACCATGTCGATGGTGTGATTGCTGGTGCTTCGTAAATGAATACCACGCTCAGAACCGGCGATATTTGGCGGGCAACCTGGGCAATCCTTCTGGGACTCTGTGTGATCGTTCAACTCGATTTTGTTGCCAGTAGCAGTCAAAATTTTGATATAGTTGTCTTTGCCACGCAATTTAGCGCCATCGTCACCTGGAGGGCTTTCTACATCGCTCATCTCAATGAGATGGCCAGTAGCAGATTTCCAGTATGTTCGACCCACATAATGGTCGTTGCAACCGAAATCGAACTCACGATCCCACGTTGGTTCTCCCGATGGCTCCTCTACAGAATCATCCATGACAAATGTGTGTCCACTAATCGACATGATTTGAATGCCGGTTTGTGGCAAGTCACAAGTATTGTTCTGTGGCGTTGGCGATCCCTTGTAGGGACGACACTCTTGACGATGCTTGAAAAACGGATTAGCACCAACTTGAGATTTGTAGTATTTAGTGTTGGGCGCACCAGTAGAAGGGTGTCCTCCAATGATCTTCTTGTTGCTCTTTTTGCCTTCGCAGGGAACTTCTTCTTTTTTCTTTCCTGTTTTTGGTGTTATGTCTGTGGTGTTGGCTTCGTCTTCTGCTTCTTGTGCAGTTTTAATCGTTATTTGACCTACTTCTTCTGTGAGGGTTCGTTGAAAACCACCCCTCAGTGCATCTTCTTGTGAACTATTGTCAACATCCTCTACGCAACTTGTCTCTCCGTCAGGAACTCCGCACTGTGGATGCGACCATTGACCTGCGTAATGTAGATGATCGTCTTTAAGCATAATCCAATTTCCACAACTGGACATGATCTCAAATCTTTTCCATTTTCGATTACACTTAGGATCGCCATCCACCATTTTGATGTAATGTTTTTCGGGTGTTTTGAATCCGAAAATATTTGGATATGTGATTAACTTTTGTGCTTCTGGATTGTCAGCAAAGTCAACAATAGATGATAAATCAAAACCATTATAATTTTCTGTATTCCACGGTGGAAATACTTGAGAACCATCATCTGGACCAACCATGTATCCTTTTCTTTTTCCCTCCCAGATTTTGTAATATTCTTCAATATTGTATCCCCAATTGTGTCCTCCATCGGGTCCACGGTTTCTGTGCCATGTCGTTCCAATGTAATATGGAGATGCTCGGTTTCCGTTCTCGAACATAATGCAAACAGTCGATCCAGCAGGAGGAACCCAGGTCGCTCCGCAATCATCAAAGCCTCCCAAATTAGAAACAGGGTTTGCCCACGGCATTTTCTTGATGGTCATGTTTGGATTGTGAAACAATGGAGAAAAGAAACGAACTCGATTTTGTTTCCAAATGTCAATTGTTTCAATACACAAAGCTGTATACATGCCAAATTGCATTTCAGCTTGTTGTACGACTGATGCGTTAGCAACAAGTTCTTGTCTTGCCACTGCTTTCATATCATAAGATACACCGCCTATTTGATTCTCAAGAGAAGCAATGCGACGTTCGAGTAACTCTACATAATTTTGACTTGCTAGTGACATTTATTTACCTTATGAATTGTTTGCATTGTCGGCTACTGATGCGCCATATTCACCAACAAATATTTCGTTACCACAATCTCCAAGAGTAGAAGTTGCATCAATGTGTGAATTTGGTTGAGTGAGCATTACTTCTATAGTGGTTACAAAACTACCACCAGATATTTGATGGCTGACGCCTCGAATCAGATAATTTTTATTGCTTAATATAGGATTACAATTAGGCTTAGTAATCCAAGTGCATTGATCGTTTATGTGAAACGGATTTATTACAACTATTGACAAAGTTTTACCTATTAGTTCAGGTCCGACACTATAAGTTGGATCGCCATGTATTTTTAGTTGCGCAGTAAACCCTGGAAGGGGTCGTTCAAATTTACCGTTTGCATCTAAATGAGCAGAATTTCCTGCTGATGCACCAGATGCAACTGCATCTGGATGTCGCCACATCAATTCATGTTGTTGAATTGCGGGTGCAGTTTGACCTCCAGCTTTTTGAATATCAACAAGTGGTTCTACTTTTGCAGTCATGTCGGCAGATGAACCGCCTCCTGATGTAGCACCATGTCCTGATGTTGCTACAACCCATTTTACAGTTGGGTTGAATTCAAGAACTGGAGAGCAATTGCCGCCATTGACGATGTATGTTCTAAAATGTGTAGAACAGCATTTTTTTTCACTAGGGTCTTCTTGGAAAATCAAGTCCGCTGTCATTGGATTATAAACGATTAAAATTCCACGATCATTTTTGGTCACAACAGAACTTAACCACGTTCTAGCAGCCGCCAATGGATTTTGTTGATTCATTGGCCATGCCCCTTTAGGTCCATCTTCTCCAGCATCAGAAGATTTGAATTCTAAGGGTTCTCCGTCCTTATTTAGAAATTTAACACTATTGTATCGAGGATGATGATTCGTAAAGAGGTCTGTTAATGCGACTTTCAATGGAATCTTTTGACTTTCATCGCCAAGTGTGTCATCTTGTGGAACATCTTGCATATCACTGGTTGGCGCACGCACCTTGAATTTTAACTTAATGATTCCACCTTCAAATGTTTGATCTACATCGGTAATCATTCCCCTCAATTCACCACCTTTAAGTCTATTGGCCGTATGAAAATCAACAGTCCCGTCACAATGTTTGATGATCCAGCCAAAATCAAATATTGTACCTAAAACTTCTTTTAGAGCGTGAGTTACGGTTTTGTGCATGGCTTGAATAATATCTCTGTACATAGTGCCACCTTGATCTATGACTTCAAAATCAGCACCCCATCCAGGCGTTCCGTTGCCAAAACCATATTGAAAAGAACTAATTGCTGCATGGTTGTTGGGGTGCGATGATGAATTGCCTACCTGAATGACTTTACCGCCAGCAAACTTCAACATGACATACGGCGAGAAAACAGCACCAGAAAGTGACTCTTGGGGCGAATTGTCGCAACTATAGGTAGAAAGACAGTCTACTGTACAAGGCATAATTTATATTCTCCATTATCCATTATCCATTATCCAAACACAGCGTCAGGAATTCTAATATTAAGTCCGGCTTTGAAATCAAATATATCTTTGATTTCATTAGCCTCCATAATCTTCCACCAAAAATCAACTGTTCCGTAAGCTGTCTGGGATACTAAATCTGGCCGGTACTCTGTGCCAGCCGTAATAACATAATATTTGTCTCTTCGATCAAGTTTGGTTTTGTTCTTTTTGTAAATCGTAAAAGTCAAAAGTTTGTTTTCTGTATAGTAAACAACAGTTGCATCCGAATATCGACTTGTCACAGGTACAAATCGCTTGGGATCAATGTTGGTTGCTTGTGAGTAATTTGCCATAAATTTAACCTTGTTGGTTTAACTACCAATTCCATCTACCATAATCTGTTCGGCCCCAGGCAAATCAGATTGGTTGTAAACAACTTCAAATTGCAAATCAACGTCTAGTTTATAAGGAATATATCCTATTTCATCCCAAGGCACACTTGTGTCAAACTTAACAGAATAACTTTTCAACACTGCACACAAGGGCGATGATTTAAGGTCTGACAATAGACTTCCACATCGCAACTGACAAATTGGCGGTGGAGCATAAGGTGCGCCCCCAGTGGTTTGAGTCATTGGATAAGTGCAAGCCTCGAAAGCTCTGAGCGATTCGATTATTGTCTTCTGATCTCCAGCTTTACAAACAACAAAGTGGACAGTCCAAGATATTGCCCTGTTTTCAGAGTTTTGAAAACTCTTAAATGGCATTGATCTACCAATGGCATTTTCATCTGGATAACTCGCACTCTTAGAGTCTGATATATCCGGCAAAATATTCATTGTGATCTTGATGTTCAATTCAGGAATGTTAATCCAACAATCATAAAGTGGAGTCAATGTGCCATCTGGCAATGTTGCGTACATTTTTATTCCTTATTAAGCATTTGGTGCGCCCATGTTCAATGCGGCCTTACCAGCAGTTTGCGTTACCAACCCGACCGTGTTTCTGAAGAAATTAGCCGGTTTGTGAACCACATCCCTGGTTTTAGTATCTCCAGGACTTCCTCCACTACTTGTAATAGGAGTGCTTGATGGCTTCAAAGCAGTCAAAACTTGTTGGAATAATGTTATCAATGTATCCAATTTCGCATTATGGTCCCCAGCTTCACTTGCAATAGTTCCCAATTCAGGAGATGTGATCTCCGTTTTGGATGGCGACGATGACGCCTTATCTTGAGCAACGGCACTGTGCATATCCGAAATTCCAGTTGCTCTGGCTACGGGTTGCATTGTGGCGTTTCCACTTTCATTGCCGCCCGGATTTGAAGAAATCAATCTTCCTGGTTCGCTCGAACCCCTGATTTTTTCTTCATTCTTGAAGAAGTTACCAAATTCTGCTCTTGGTGGACTCATGGCTTCACCGCCAGTCTGGAATCCAGCCTGTTCTCTTCTGATGCGAGTTGCTTCTTGGCTTTCTTTGAGTCTATCCGTGTAAGGGTTTTTATTCGCTCGCTCACGAATATTATCACCCAAAGCCCTTTGCATAGGCGTGTCTTTCATGCTCTCAGCAGCACTTCGCATATCGAGATTGCCAATGGCAGAAGAGGGATTGATTGATTTGATGGCTGGCTTTAGAGGATCATTCTTTGCTTGAGCTTCCTTTATTTTCTTCTTAGATTCTTCTGTTAGCTCAAATCCACCACTCTTAGAAGCAGAAGCAGAAGCAGTTTGAGCGGCACTTGGCATCAACGCAGACTTGGCTTTGTCCCGCTGAATCTTACGCATATCAAGACGGTGAAATAGATTGCCAGCAGCAGCAGGCTTTGCTTGAGCTTCCTTTATTTTCTTCTTAGATTCTTCTGTTAGCTCAAATCCACCACTCTTAGAAGCAGAAGCAGTTTGAGCGGCACTTGGCATCAACGCAGACTTGGCTTCGTCCCGCTGAATCTTAATCATGTCGTTTTGAGCCTTGAAATTCAATCTGTCTCGAACGAACAAACCATCACCAGTCATCGCTTCATTGACCATTTGAGTCAAAGCAGTTGACATGCTTTGTTGAGTAATAGATTGATCTCTTAGCAATTGTGTTTCAATTGCTTTTTCGCTTGGAGTTCCTGCTCCACCGCCTGTGCCAGCACTTCCACCACTGCCCATGCTTGTTGCGGCAGTCATGTCTTTCAAGGCAGTGGCGAACATTGCCATCTTCTGAACCGGAATCTTATCCAATGCAGAGAAGTCTATTCCAGAATTGGAAATTGACTTCATGGCAATATCCATAGCCCCCAAGACTTCTTCAACCTTGTTGAGTGCCATGACCATTCCATCAAGCTGATTTACAACTTCGTCAATCTCAGAAGATGGTGGCAACAACTTCATTGGTTGCAGAATACCATTGTTGATTGCATTTGCCACGCCCATAAAGGCATATCCAAACATAGATGCTTTCCAACTTGCCATTATCGTCCAGAATGGATTTATTGAAAATTCACTCATTCTCCCTGAGACATATGTGAAAACTTTATTTGCAATGTCAAAAGTCTTGGCCATAAATTTCATTTGAGATATAGCTTCAATCATCTCGTCGCTTGTCGGCAACAACTTCATAGGCTGGAAAATGCCATTGTTTATGGTGTTTGCCAATTCTGTGAAAGCGTTGCTGAATATTGAAGCCTTCCAGCTTGCAACCATAGTCCAGAATGGATTGATTGAAAGCTGATTCATTCTTTCTGAAACATAAGTGACCATCTGTTCGGCTGCTGCTATGCCCTTTGACATATTGCCCAACTGTGACATGCCTGCTGTGATTTCATCGGCAGTCGGCAGATTAGTCATGATTGGCCTCAAAATTCCGTCTCGCACGAATAGCGTGATAGAATTGAACCAAGCTGCAAATATATCTGCATTAGCCGCCAACGCACTAATCGGCGAATCCTTCAAACACTTGCCAGCGTCCAAAGGAATAAACATAGCCGATAAGTTAGAAATTATGGTTGGCAACATAGTTATAACACGACTCATAGCAGACAAAATTTGGGCTGCCATCTGAATGGTTTGAGGTTCTGGTAATACAGTCAAAATAGGAAGAATGATTCCATCAACCATGAATTGTGCTACACTGGTAAACCAATTTCTAAATGTATCTGTTTTTCCTTCTAGTTTTTGTTTAGCTGTTTCATCTATCGACACGCCAGAATCAATCAAAGGAATTAAACCATTTGCCATTTTGTTGATAACAGCAGGAACCAAAGTTATAACTTGACTCATAGCAGATAAAATTTGTGCCGCCATCTGAATGGTTTGAGGTTCTGGTAATACAGTCAAAATAGGAATGATAATGCCGTCTCGCATAAAGATGGCGATGCTCTTGAACCACTTTGCGAAATCGTTCTTGTAGACCATGATTTTATCAATTGGAAAATCTCTGTCCCAGAATTTTTCAGCCGGGTCACTCACAAGACCCATAGCACCAGACAAATTGGTAATCATTGGAACAATGCTGCCAGCAATTTTTGCCATCGCCGTTATCGTTTGAGATGCACTGCCAATGTCTATGCCTTTCATTTCCTTGTTGACTGGATTCACAATTCCATCTCTCATGAACTCAGCAATGGACTGGAACCATATCTTGAATTGACCTTTGTTTTCTATGATCTTTGGAATTGGGGCCACGTCGAAGAAGCTGGAAGAATCCGTTCCCAATGAAATCGCTTCAGCCAAATTTTTAATCATTGGCACAATATTCTTTGCAACTACAGCCATATTGCTGATAGTATTGGCAGCAGTTAGGATTTGCTTAGGGTCTTTGAATTTATCATTGACTGGAATTACAATTCCTTCTTTTACGAATTCAGCAATAGCAATAAACCAAGATTTGAATTGATCTTTGTTGTCTATGATCTTCTGGAGCGGCGCTTTGTCGAAGAAGGTTTTTGGCTCCATCAATCCAATAACCGAGGCTAGACTTTCCAGTGTCACCTTTGTGCCACACAACAACCTTGCTAAATCTAACACGATCACCGAAGCAGTTTGGAGACTCTTGCCATCGGGAAATTTATTGTTGATTGGTTCCACAATTCCTATGTTCACGAACTCAGCAATTTGTGTAAAGTAATCAGCGAACTTGGTTTTGTTTTCTATGATCTTGGTGATTGGCGACTTCGTAAATAATCCGTCATCCATCAATCCAACCATGCTGGCAAGAGAGCCGATAGCTTTACTGGTCGATTCCAAAACAGTGGCCAGCATAGTCATTTTTTTGGCTGCATCACTCAAACCAGTAGTGTCTTTGATCGTTGCCATCGCAACGACAATTTTGTTTACAAATTCACCGACAGCATTGAAGAATCCATCAAATTGAGGAATTGCTGATTTTATTTTGTCTATAGGAGAATCAGTGAAGAATCCACCCTGAGTTAACGGGGCAATCTTTTCACCCATGATCGTGATGGACGGTAAAGCAGCATTCAAAATCATAGCCATTGCTTGCAATCCCTTGGCTGCACTCTTTAGTTCTTTGGTGTCGCCCAGGCTTCCACTAACTTTGTCGATGATTGTTCTAATAAGATCAACCATAGCCGGGAAGAACACTTCCATTTGGCCCTTGGCTTTTGTCATCTGCTTAATCGGAGAGCCGGTAAACCAACCACCCTGAGTCAAAGGCACAATCTTCTCGGATAAGGTGTTTAGAACATTGGAGACGAGTTCGACAATGGTTGAAACGGCTGTCAGGCTCTTGACCATCGACTTAGCAGAACCAACATTTACTTTGCCACCAATATCTTGTGCGAAACCAACAATGGTTCCCACATAATCCATGATTGGCTGCTTCATCTTCTTTAATGCTTCAACACCAACACTCATAGCATCTTCTATTGGTACTGATTTCCAAAAACCTACACTGCCCTTCATTGACAACAGTTTGTCTTTAGCTTTCATCATTTCTTCTGTGACCGCACCACATGCAGCTAGAATTTCAGCAACACCTTTACCCATTTCTGCGGCTTGTTTAGGATTGAGTGATCCACCTATTGCTCTGGAAAACTCAACAATGGCATTAACGTATGCTTGAATTGGCAAACTGATGTATCTGAGGAAACTCTGACCAGCAAATAAATCTTTTTGTAATGTGGTCCTCATGAACTGGAACCATTTGGTTGCTGCTGGCATTGACAACAGTTTGTCTTTAGCTTTCATCATTTCTTCTGTGACCGCACCACATGCAGCTAGAATTTCAGCAACACCTTTACCCATTTCTGCGGCTTGCTTAGGATTAAGTGATTCACCTATTGCTCTGGAAAACTCAACAATAGCATTAACGTATGCTTGAATTGGCAAACTGATGTATCTGAGGAAACTCTGACCAGCAAATAAATCTTTTTGTAATGTGGTCCTCATGAACTGGAACCATTTGGTTGCTGCTGGCATTGACAACAGTTTGTCTTTAGCTTTCATCATTTCTTCTGTGACCGCACCACATGCAGCTAGAATTTCAGCAACACCTTTACCCATTTCTGCGGCTTGCTTAGGATTAAGCGATCCACCTATTGCTCTGGAAAACTCAACAATGGCATTGACATATGCCTGAATTGGCAAACTGATATATCTGAGGAAACTCTGACCAGCAAATAAATCTTTTTGTAATGTGGTCCTCATGAACTGGAACCATTTGGTTGCTGCTGGCATAGACAACAGTTTGTCTTTAGCTTTCATCATTTCTTCTGTGACCGCACCACATGCAGCTAGAATTTCAGCAACACCTTTACCCATTTCTGCGGCTTGCTTAGGATTAAGCGATCCACCTATTGCTCTGGAAAACTCAACAATGGCATTGACATATGCCTGAATTGGCAAACTGATATATCTGAGGAAACTCTGACCAGCAAATAAATCTTTTTGTAATGTGGTCCTCATGAACTGGAACCATTTGGTTGCTGCTGGCATAGACAACAACTTGTCTTTGGCTTTCATTATTTCTTCTGTGACCGCACCACATGAAGCTAGAATTTCAGCAACGCCTTTTGCCATTTCTACAGCCTGCTTAGGATTAAGCGATGACTTCATTGATTGGGCAATATCAACAACTGCACCAATATAACCCTTTACTGGTCCCGCAAGAGTGTCAAGCGCACCAACTCCCATCCACATTAACTTGGAAATTATTCCAGCAAATAAACTCAATGCTCCCAACTTGCTCAAGCTGCCAACCGCACCAAGAACTTCATTGGCAATATTGCCTGCGGAACTCAAAATTGAAGATAATGCCTCGGCTATTTCTTTTCCATGAGCCGGGCTAACTCCTGTGATACTTTGGGACATGCTGATAATTGCAGCATTCAAAGCAACTACTGCTGGTGTTAAAACCAACAGACCGGCAGCACCCAACAGTGCTAGGGGTGCCATTACCAAGAACACACCTGTTGTCATGGCTAATCCCAACGCCGCCAATGCAGCGCCCATGCCTAGAACTGAGATAGAAATCGCAGCAGCGGCACCAATTACGTCTCCCAATGCTTCGGCTACTTTACCGGCTTCTGCTGGATCGATGATGTTTTTCATCACAGACTTCGCCATGTAGACAACACTTGCTGCCAATGCTGTAATCGCTGGCGTCAAAGCCATCAATCCTATTGCTCCCAACCCGGCCATGAGTACGGTAGGCCAAATCAAGCCGCTCGCAACCAAGGCACCAAGTTGCCCTAATGCCCAGCCTGTTCCCATAACTGCAAGAGCAATAAATCCAGCAGCCATAAGTACGCCTGCTAAGTCTTTAGCTACTTTAGCTGCGGTTCCTAAATCTAATCCAAAGGAACCCATAACCTTTTGAGCCATGTATACTACGCCAGCAGCCAATGCCGTAATCGCTGGCGTCAAAAGCAACAATGCCCCGGCACCTGCTGCCATTAGTCCAGCGAGTGCTAGAGCTTGCGGTCCACTGAAACTTAAAGCAAATGCTCCCAGGAGAGCTAATCCTGCTGATGCTCCCATAATTGCAAGAGCAATGAATCCTGTGGCTAATATCAATTCACCAATATTCATGGCTGCTTTAGCAGCGACTCCAGAGTCCATTCCGAATGCACCCATGATCGACGTAGAAGCCCAAATAACAGCAGAAGCCAAAAGGACTATGGCTGGGGTCATAATCAAAAGTGCTACAGCACCAACCGCCATGTCTTTAACAAGACCTGTTGACTTCTTGGCGAATTCACCCAAAGCCTTTAGTCCGAAAGAAGCCCCAATGATTGCACCGGCGATGGCACCAGCAGCAACAATTAGTCCTGCAACTTGCGTTGCAACCTTAACTGCCGTAGATGGGTCCAGTCCGGCTACGCTCATGACGACCTGACCCATCTTGACCAGAGCCACGCCCAACAACATGATGACGCCGCCAACCAACAATAATGCAGCAGCAGCCTTGCCTATTTCTTTTGCAATAGCACCTGGATTATCAATGATTTTTTTCCAAGTGCTGCCCTCTTGGAGTCCTTCTAAACATTCAACAAATTCTTTTGCACCTGCTGCCATAGCTCCGGTGACACCGGCTACTGCTACAATTACTGCGGCTGTTTCAGCTACCGAACCGATGTTTAATCCCAACTTCGATAGAATGAGTCCAGTCATTGCTACAACTGCCGCACCAAGCAGAACAATAGCAGGGCCAATCAGCATTAAAGCTGCTGCGGCTGTGAGAACTTTAGGATAAGATGTCTTAGCTTTTTCCGTGAAACTCTTCATCTTATCAGAACTTAGAGCTTCAAGAGCAACAAATCCAGCGGCGGCAATGGCACCACCAGCCAGAGCGACGGCACCTACTACTGCGGCTGTCTCAAGCACAGTTTTAATATCAAGTTTGAAAGCACTCATGATCTTACTAGACAAGAATACAATCGCAGCACCAAGGGCAATAATGCCTAAACCTAATATTGCGACTGCGACTGCGGCCTTAGCCATTTCTTTGCCACTAGCCAACATTCCAGCAAGATCGAATCCTTCTGTTTTCGGAGTGGTAGGAATTGATCCTGACTCTGCCGAAGCCATCTTCGTTTGACGGACAACTAACGATTGTTGTGCATCTTGGACTTTATCGCCAACCTTCTGAGACTTGATGTCATTCTTTTGCATTTTGACATCTTTCTTCTGCATCAAAGCATCTTTATCTTGTAACTTTCTGTCAATTCGTGCCTGCGTCTTCTCTGTCGGCGACATAGACGCTGCCTTGGCTTGTCCTGCTGCTTTGTCTGCTGCCCACTTTGACTTATCTGGAGATGATGCGGCTTTTGCTTCGACTGCCGATTTGTCAGAAATAAGTTTTGACTTATCCATACAGACGCACTTGCGAATCGCTTTAAGCTCGTCATACATTTTTGGAAAAATGTCTTCGTCATCTATTTTGATAGAATTAAGAGCTTCAGCTATTGGGTCTTTAGTCTTAGCCCTTACAAGAGGCTCGTCACCTTTAGGAAGACCGGCTTCAGGTCCGTCTTTCTTTGGATGTCCAAATCCTAAAGTTCCCTTAATTAGTCCATATAGACTCTTTTCAAAAGTTTCCACATACCCTTCTTCGCCGGGTCTATTTCCATGTTTGTCCTCTACTTTTTCTTGACCGAAAGTGCCTTTGAGGACTTTGAAAAGTCCTTGACGTTTATCTATTGTGGACAAAACACGCTTGAAGCTATCTAATTTTACAATTATTCCCATCGCCAATAAACCAATGCCAGTAATTGCTGCTGTAATGGCGGCTCCAATCACTAAGATTTTACCAATCAAGCTATTGAAGAACATTGAGAAACTCTTGTTTGTATAGTTTCTAATGTTGTCGTTGATTTCGCTCAAAGAGTGCTGCATATCAGTCAGTGGGTCAAGTTGTGACTTTTGAGCAGTGGCAAGCTCTTGTTCACCTTTACTGATTTGCGAAGTCAACTCACGCATTGCCGCTGGGTCTTTCAACGCCCGCTCAATTGCTGAAGAATCAATTGTTAGTTCTTGTTTGCCAGCCTCTTTCAGTCCGTCGTTTACACTGTTCATAGCATTTTGGATTGCTCCTCTTGCTACATCAGCTTCGCTTGTCCAGGATTGACCCAGTGCATTCAAATCTGATTCAAAATCGCCACGACGTTTGCCGAAAGTAGCAAGTGCTTGATTCATGTCTTTTGCGCCCTTGGCAGCTTCATCCAAGGCGGTCAATACTTCCAAGTTCTTGCTCGTCTTCATTCTTCGCTCCTCTTCCATGAGCGAAGCTCTTTCTTCAAGTGTTAAATTTTGTTGACGCTTCTTGTTGATGTCAGAAAGACGGTCTGCCATGCCTTTGCCAGCTTCGTCCAAAGTCTCTTTAGCAGCTCGAAGTTCTCCAAGCTCCATTCCAATTGTTGACTTCATGGCCACGTTGATTTGAGCCTTGATAGGTTCACTTAACTGGTCAATTGCCTCAAAACTTTCTACTCCAAATCGCTTTAATACGTTTTCAAAACCTTTGCCCATAGCTTGTATGCCAGCTTTGGTTTTAGTAATCGTGCCAGTAGTCAATTCGGACATTCTGCCAACACTTGATGCTGCCATTAACAATAAGGCCCGGTTTGCGTCTGTTGCCTCAAGAAACAAGTTAGAAGAACTCGTCATCGCCTTCATCAAAGGCTGCATTTGACTTTCAATGCCTAACTTTTTGGCATTGGCACCAATTTCAATTACGTTTTTAGCTGCTGTTGCGGTTAAAGTGGCTGCGTTCCTCAAGGTGTCAATGAATTCTTTACTGCCCTTAATGACACCAGCTAGTTCATCGCCGGTCATGCCAGTATTACGAGCAATTTCTCTCATGCCTCGGCCCATATCGGCAAGTTGCCCTATCGACATGCGACCTGCTTTGTTCCAACTTACAAATTCCTCACCGAGACTTCCTGCTTCCATTCCCAATTGTTTCTCGGTATTCAACTGAGTTTTGACAAGATTAGAAGCAACCTTTAGGTCTTTGATTCCATGCTTTAGTGCCTTGACGTATGACTTTTGAAACACATCACGGTCAACACCAGTTTGTTTGGTTGTTGATCCAATGTCCTCAAAAGACCTCATCAATCCCATTGATTCTTTTGTCGCACCGGCTATTTCATAGCTAATGGATCGCATTTCTTGAACGATCTTTCGTTCTTTGTCAATAACTCCATTAAAGATTTCACCTAGAACATTAAATCCTAACAGATGTTTTTCTATTGCGTACATTTCATTGCTAATTTCAGACATGAAATTGCTCATGATGGTCAAGTCTTTTGAGACTGCCAATCCATCAATCATTCTGGTTGGATCAGCCCCAGAATTTGACCGTCCACCTGCCCCGTTACTAGAACCACCTGTCTTGCCGCCAGCCGACTCTCCATCATCTGGAGCAGGAGTTGGTGTAGAAGGAGGACTAATTCCTTTTAGACAACTGCATAATTCACGGATGGCTTTTTCAACATAAATGTCATGTGTGTAGCCAGAACCCTTTTTGGAGAAGGTCTTGTAAAGACCATCACTGCTCTTAGACATCAGCTTTTCTTCTTTGCTGATGAATGGCTTGTCCTTCTTGTCCTTCTTTTCCTTTTTTGGTTGACCCTTAGATTCAGCCTTTTTTTCAATTCTTTTCTGAACAAGCTCTCTAAGGTTATCAACAACATCAGACAAGAAGCCTTTTTGCTCCTGCATTTCTCTAGCAAAGTCCTTGGTGTATTGCTCAAGAAGCTCTCGAACTTTTCCTAGACCTTCAGACTGATCACCATTTCCTTCTTTTTTGGCATCAATAGGACGTGGCGCTCCTACCTTGGATTTCATCATCGTCCCAATAAGGGCTTTGATCTCGCCAAGTGACATATTGCTGGAGTCTATTTTTCGTCCGAGATTGTCTATTGCTGTGGCCATTTATACCTACATTGCTATTCTGCTTCCCTAATAGAGAAGTTGATCGTTCAAGTTATTTAGTTAGTAGGGGGAAACTTATAAATTCGGTTGTTTTAACCCATCGGCAATTCGCCTGTGGGAGCGGCTTGCGGATTGGCCATGCGTCGAATTTGCTCTCGCACAGATTTGCGTATAGCTTCTATCTCGTTGGGGTCGAATGACCGAGATATTGCAAGAGCGTTCACAATGAACTCGCAGTTGAGCTTCTTCAAAGACTCAATGCCGTTCCTTTTGTATTGTCGGAATGCTGAAACTATGTAGTCGTTTCCCTTGATATATTGATAGGTGAATTGTGGGCTGTCACAAATCGACTGTCCGGGTCCAGGAAACAACAACTTCTTAATAGTCGGGAAAGTCAAATAGTGCATGTTAATGCCTCGGATGTATTGACCCCAAACGTCTGTTATCAAAACCAATGGAGCCGCATCATGTCCCGGTTTGTGAAACAGGTAACTGAAAGTCACGAGACTGCCTCGCCCAACCGTAGGATTGACCGTAGAAGGTGCTGAAAGCCCGTTCGGAAGCACTGCATCTTGAAAAGGTATTGCCATGCGGATATTTAGGCTTTACAACCGGGTATTTCCGTGGTACAATCTCAAGCGGAGGTTAAAACCATGAAACTCAAATGTCCATCCTGCAAAAAAAACGTGAATATCGGCGATGCAAGTCGCTACAAGATATTCACTTGTACTTGTGGACGGCAATTTCGTGGAATTTGGGCTGATCTTAACGCTCTTGACTTCGTATTCAAGAAAAACTTCACATTCGCCGTTAAAGGTTACGATTCGGCAAGTGATACGCCGTGTCCGTATTGTTGGGCGAGAATTGGACTCGCTGACAGGACAGACAACACAATGGGTGTTGTAGCTCCAGAGAACTGTCATAAGTGTGGTAGAAATCTACCTACAACCTGGATCGGACCAAAATCAGAATCAGAATCAGAATCAGAATCAGAATCAGAATCAGAAGTCTTAGAAAAACCTGCTCCTGAATCACCGTACCCCTTTGCTAATTACCCAAAAAATCAACGGGAGCATTTTCTTCGTAGTGT